TTTTCCGGCATTTATTTGAGCGGCAGTTGCTGCAGCTTTTTCAGTCGCTTCTTTAATTAATTGTTGTCTTATTGCTTTATTTAAAGCCGCTTTAGGCGTAGGTTTTACATTTAAATTAGCTGGCGGCTTTGATTTAGGCGCTGTAGGTACAGTAGGTGCTGATTTAGGCGCAGTAGATGAATTAGCCGGTATAGCTGGTGGTGATAATTTCGGTGCAGTAGGCGCTGGTGGTGATAATTTCGGTGCAGTAGGCGCTGTAGGTGCTGATTTCGGTGCAGTAGGCGCTGTAGGTGCTGATTTCGGTGCAGTAGGCGCTGATTTAGGCGCAGTAGGCGCTGTAGGCGCTGATTTAGGCGCAGTGGATGAATTAGGCGCTGTAGGTGCTGATTTCGGTGCAGTAGGCGCTGATTTAGGCGCAGTGGATGAATTAGGCGCAGTGGATGAATTAGGCGGTATAGCTGGTGGTGATAATTTCGGTGCAGTAGGCGCTGATTTAGGTACATTTGGAATACTAGTGGGTCTTACTTTTGGGGTTGAGCCAATCTTTGCTTTTGGTGCAGTAGGTTTTTTAAACATTTTTCTAATTTTATTAAGTGCACCTAAGCCAACCCCTAAGCCGGCCCCTTTTAATAGCCAACCACCCAGCTTCCTAAATAATCCCTCTCCGCTCTTGCCAGCATTTTCGTCTTCATTATTTTGATTATTACTATTACCAAGGGCAGAAGCAAATAAACCGCGATTGACTATTTTTTTAGCTTCGCGCTGATCTTCGAGATTGTCTAAATTCTTTAGTTTTTTGGCCTTAATATAATCGGCAATAGTTTTATTTAAAGTAACTAATTCATTTAATATATCTTTTTGAATGTCTATATTATTTTCTGTTAACAGAACAAGAGTTTTTACACTTTTTGATTGGAATGCATTGCCAACAGCAGTAAATGGCATTTTTAATGCACCTTTTATTGCTGTCTTAGCTTTATCAAGACCACCGCCTAGCATTTGCCCTGGAATAGTTGCTATATTTTTAGCGCTATTAATAATGCCGCCCAATGCGCGACGAGGAGCTCCTAAAATATTAGCAGTTACTGCAGCACCTCTGGTTATTGGGTTATTTGCAAATTGTTCTTTAATACGATTACCAAAAGACATCTTGCCAGATATACCACTCTTTTTTATATCCGTAAGAAGTGCGTTCGAAAGAGTGGCAGCTTTAATAAGTTCTTCTTGTTTATCTATGAATAAATCAAATTGTGATGTTAAAGAATAAAGAGATTGATTTGATGAAATACTATTATTAGTTTGTGAAGTATTTGCGGCTAGTATGGAAATGCTTTCGGCCAGGCTTGCAAGATCTATTTGCAAGTCTCCATTCTCAGCTGAGAGCCGGGCATTAATATTTGCTAACGTAGCCATTACATTTTCCTCTTAATTTTCTCTGCTTGTTCTTCTAAGTGTTGTATTAATAAAGCCACATAAATTTCTCGTTCCCAGGGCATCATATTCTCCAACTCATGTAGAGAATAATTATGATGTTGCATTAACCCAAAGTTGGTCTTATAATGATTATATAATGAATCATTACTCGACCATATTAAAAAAAATCGGTAAGATTCCGGATAAGTATTTCACTAGTATGTTTACAATTTTCACATGTGTGGGTATGCTTTTTTTCTAAAACCGGCATTTTTTCAATATAAGATTTTATAAGATCGAATTGTGTGCTAGTCATAGATCCTAAAAAGTTAATAATTTCTTCTCTAGTCTCATCTTTAAATAATATTTTTTCTTCTTCTGTTTCAAGTGAGACTAAACAGTCCGCCATTAATTCAATTGTCTGAATAGTTTCGGATTCGGTTGTCATAAGTAAAGAATTTTCAATTGTTTTAATATACGTTGGCCATTGCAATTCAACACAAATATCTTTGGTAATATTAATTTTATTTGATATTTCTGGTATAGTTACATTTACATCGTCAATAGTCATGTTTACTTCATTTTGGTGTTCGCATTCGACGCATGTTACAATAATATCTACTGATTCTCCAACAGATTTGGCTCTAATTTTTGTAAAAATATATTCAATATCAAATAATTTTAATTTATCTATATCAAGATCTTCTTGTATGCATGCACGTAACGTATCAACAACAGCATTCAACGCCGCATTTTGATCTTGGGATTCAAACGCCAACATTAGAACTTTTTCTTCTTTTACAAGATATGGTCTAAATTTAACTGTTTGGTTAGTTGACGGAATTGTTAATTCATATTTTGGGATATCATTCAGTTTAGGCAATGCCATTATAAGGGGCTCCAGTTATAGTAAGACAATTGGACATTTAATTCTACTAGTCCGTTAGTCGTTTCATTATTAAATTCATTAGCATTCATTGTTGTAGGATATGCGCCTTCTAATCGCACACTATAAGGGCTTATCATTCCATTAGATTCGGTTTTTTGTTGTGCGCGTAAAATAACATCTTTTTGATAATTTGTTTTATATGATATTTCGTAGGTCGTTTGGTTAACAATTAAATTCATCCAAAGATCAAAATATTTTCGTATTGCATAATCATTTGTAATATTAAACGATAAAGATATATCATCTTGCATAAATGTGTATGGAACTTTTTCTGCTTTAGGACCAATATATCGTTCAGCAGTAGCAATTTGTCTACCCGGAAGATTCATAGCCTTACACGTAATATTTTTTTCATTAAGTGTTAAATTGGAACCAGCTATTGCCGGAAGTTCAATTGAATAAAGATTGGGCATGGCTAAACCGCCCCTGCCACCAATAGTAGATAAAAAATCATCTATTCTAAAAGTCATTAGCTTATAGCCTTTCGTGATTCCGCATAGACAGTAGATTTGCTTGCTTTTTGGAAATCCGCGGTCGGTAAAAAGGTGGCAATTTCCCATTCGGGTGGTGGCACATAAGCAAAGCGGCTACGAGTATGTGCTGTTAAATATCTTTTAAAGCATGGCTTAAAATATTTTAAAGAAGTTGCTTTTTGCAGCATATCATACTTTACTTTAAATTTAGTAGTTTCGTCATATTTTGAATTATTTGTAATTTCTACTAATCCATCAAGCATTTTGGCTCTAAGTACAGGTGGAAGATAATGTAAATTTAACCCAGTAAATCCGCCCGGAGCTTTTCCTACAATAATAGTTAAAGGGAAAGAATCATAATATGGAAGAGTATCTTTTGTTTTAGGATCATAAAAGAACATAAACATATTACCCACAATAGGTTTATTACCTAATTCGAGGGTTTCATCTTTCAAAAGAGCAGAACGATTTATATTACGCATGCTCTGCGCTTTTTTGCGAAACCACGCAATTGATTCTTTTGTTCGTGGAGTTATCCCGGCTTTGAATGCTTCTAACTCTAATTTATTAAATATATCTGTCATAATACTATTTATAATAATATTTTAAATTTATTTTGAAAATTTTGCTTAAGAATTATAGCTTTTTTTTCTTTTTTGTCATAGGTTTCAAAGGTTTTAGTGGTTTCATTTTAGGCATAATACCCATTTCATTTAATGTATTTTCTGTCCAAATAACAAAATTCCAACCCCTATCTTTAGCATAATTATTTGCAGCTTTCCATTTGTTAACATTCTTAACATAGGTTAGCCCCTCTTGCAAATATTGTTTAGTTTTACGTCCAGGATTTTTTGGTGGGTGGGTTTCTTTTTCTGGTTTAATTTCTACTAATAAAGTTTTGTTGTCCACAAAGGTTATTTTTAAATCAACATAATATCTATGATATTTTTTATCAACATCATAAAAATATGGCACTACAACTTCTTCTGAGCTCCAAGATTTGACATTACTATTTTGATCGCACCATTTGAAGCAATGGCGCTCCCATAAGGACCGATACACTATAGCAGTATAATCACCGCCATATTTATTAGGATTTTTTGGAACAAATTTGCCCGAATATGTTTTTTTCATTTTTATATAAATAAATACTAGTAAGATGTTTTCATTGACTCTACCTCTATTTATTGGATAATTAAATGGCCGAATCTCAAAAATTACAGTTTCCTCTAGAGCGCACGGATAAGTATAAAGCAAAGATTATTTTTTCAGTCTCAGTAACTAATCCACCTAGCGTAAGCAATGGTGATCCGCGCGGCCGAAACTTAGATGGGCAAGTAGATATAACACAACTTGGAATTGGTGGTTCGCAAGAATCCGGTAGTGCTGTGTCACAAAATACAAATGGAAATCAAAGTATCAATGTTGGAAAAAAGGTAGTATTATATATGCCACCTTCTTTACAAATTAATGATGGAGTAGATATTGGTCCAGTTGATCTTATGGCATTTGGTGCTGGAATTAATAAAGCGTTAGGAGCAGTGGGTGGGGCCAGTACTTTGGCGGCATTATTTGATGCTGGTAAACAAGAAGCAAGTGATATGCTTACTGCTATCAGTGGTAATGCTTCTCAAGATATGGCGAGGGCGTTAATTGCCCGGTACTCTACCAAATTTTTAAGTGAAGGAGTTGCTGGCGCTGTCACATCAGCATTACAAACTACTCCAAATCCAAATACTAGAGCAATTTTTAGATCTGTAAATATGCGGGAATTTAGCTTTATTTTTAAATTGCAACCAACAACACAAGATGAAAGCGATGCGATTACAAATATTATAAAGTTTTTTAGAACAGAGCTTTATCCAGAGACTATAAAAGAAGCATCGACAGGACTACCTGTCGCATATAGATTCCCAAATAAATTTGATATTAAGTTGGTATATGGCTCTAGCGAAAACCGCTTAGCAACTAAGATTAAAAAATCTCATTTAAAAAGCTTTAGTGCAACATATAATCCTAGCAGCATGTCCTTTTTAGACGGGGGCAAATTTTCGGAAGTAGATATTTCTATGACATTTATGGAAGAAGCCACACTCACTAAAGACGATATTTTGGGAGGTTACTAATGTCATATTTTTCTACTTTTCCGCGGGTTCCATATTATTTTGGTGATGAGATTACTCCATCAAGTATACAAAATTTGTCTGCATATACTGATGTGGTTGATAAATTAAAAGATGCAGCGGGTTCATATATAAAATATACTATTTTAGAAGGTGATAGACCAGATAATGTTTCGCAAAAATTATATAATAATGATAATTTTTATTGGACGTTTTTTTTGCTTAATGATCATTTAAGACGACAAGGTTGGCCACTTACTAATGCAGAGCTTTTAAAAAAAGCTAAAGATATATATCCAAATACAACGGTAGTAATACGAGATGTATTAATAGCTGGAATGAATGAGCAATTAACCGTTGGAACAACAATTCGAGGTATGACGTCCGGAGTTTCTGGGCAAATTATAAAAAGAAATTTAGATTTGAATCAGCTTGTTATTGGCGGTGAAAAAGCATTTTCTCAAGGAGAATTGTTGTCATATGTTTATAATGGTATTACGAAATCTATTGCAATAGATTCATTTGCAAGAGAACATTTAAGTGCGCATCATTATGAATATAATAATAGTACAGTGGATATAGATCCAGCAATCGGCCCAGGTGCATTGTTAACAGAAATAACACATTTTGATCGTCTTAATACAGAAAATGAAAAATTAAAAATAATTAAAGTGATTAAACCAGATACTATTCAATTTGTAGATTCTATATTTAAAACTTCGATGGCGGGCCGTTAATATGTCGGCAAAAAATCCACATGATTATTATTTTAAAAAAATAGAAATTCAATCTGAAAGATTTGATACTGGTGTTGCGGCCTCAATGGAAGCTTGGGACATTACATATATGACGTTGCAATTGGATATTTTTGAACATATTGATAAGCCATATTTAACCGCTTCATTATTGTTTATGGATAATAGCAATCTTAGTAGCGAAATGAATTTACTTGGTACTGAAAGAGTTACAGTTACAGTTAGTACAACAGAAAATGCAGACGCAAATGCAATTACAAAAGTGTTTAGAATCAGTGAAATTACTCTTTCAAAAAAATCGAATGATGAAACCGAGCTACATGCAATACATTTGGTTGAAGAGCATGCATATTTGTCGTCCATAAATAGTATTGACGGTGGTTATGAAGATGAACCATTTAAAATTATTGAAAAAATAATGAATAATGAGCTTAATCGAGAAATAAAAATTGGCAAAAATGCTGAGCCGTTTATTGCAGAAAAAATGAAAATTGTTGCGCCCGGAACACCGGCATTAAAAGTTTGTAATTGGATAAAAGATAGATGTAATACTGAAACGGGTTCTCCCTTTTATATGTGGTCGAGTCTTGCCGATGATATTATACGATTTGTTGATTTGGAAAATTTATTAAATACCCCCGCGCAAAATGCAGGCCCTGGGAATGAATATTGGTATTCTCAGGCAATGATTACTGACGCTACTCAAAATAAAGATATTTTTGAGCAGGGGAGGGCGATTACAAGTTATGAAACCTTGAATAGTGAAAATCATTTGTATTTTGCAATTAAGGGGTTAGTTAATTCTCAATGGGATTTTTATGATCCACTTACCGGAAAAAATACTCCTATAGATTTTAAAATGAAAGAAAAATACCAAGATTTACTTTCTCGAAATATTTTACCCGAGGCAGAGTCAACTTTTTTGTTAGATAATGAAACAAAAATTAATAATAAAATTATTAGTGATCATGCAGCTACGGATTTTTTTCAACTTGCACCGTCTCAAATGCATTTTGAAAAAAATTCACCATTTCGGGTAAATTATTATGAAGAGCCTAACCCAACAATGCATAAATTAAAAGTAATAGGAAAAGCTTTAAGAGAATGGATTTTAAAACCTCAAATGTCAGTAACCATTGCTGGTTTACATTTTTTACGAAAAGGCGTGAATTTAACAATTGGGAATAAAATTGTTATTAAATTTTTGCGAAATAATGATGATAGAGAATATATTAATAAAAATTATCAGCTTTTTGATACTAAGCGATCCGGCGAATATTTAATATACGCTACACGGCATACTTTTTCAGATGAAGAGTACAGGGTCAATCATACATTAGGCAAATTAAGCACTTACGGAAACATTCTAAGTCAAACGGTGGAATTTTGAAAACTATATCTGATCAGCTTGGTGGAGCAAGTGCAAATTGGTTTTTTGGGAAAATTGTCGATAACGATGATCCTCTTGAAATTGGCCGATTTAAAGTTAGAATTCATGGATTGCATACTAATAATTCGGCTGAAGTTCCGAATGAGTATTTGCCATGGGCACAGTGTGTAATGCCAGCAAACTCAAGCGGTATTTCTGGTTTAGGCGATATGCCAAGAATGCTGCCTGGCGCTCAAGTATTTGGTTTCTTTTTAGATGGAGAAGCATCGCAAATTCCTCTTATATTGGGGCCGGTGCTAACAATAGAATCTCCTTCCGAAATACAAGCAGCTGCCGAAGCAGCGTTGCCGGCTCAAACCCAAACAAGTTCTCCGATTAGCTCACCAGCTAGTTCACCATCTCCACTTGGCAACCAAACAACACAATCAGATACCGAAATAGATGAAAATTTAGTTGGTAATAATAATTCAGAAAAAATATTTAATTACTTTGTTAACGCCGGTTATTCACCAGCACAGTCTGCCGGTATAGTTGGTAACTTTTATGCAGAATCGGCTTTAAAT